CTGATTCTCCTGCATTTCCGGGGGACTCCTTACAATTTTAGGATTTGACGTAGTTGGAATCGCAGGAGAATCAGCATCCATCGGCGGCTCATTCGCTAAGGGATTTTCAAAAGGATTCAAAAGTGTGGATGTAGCTGGTGGAATTGTAAAAGCCATCGGAAAAGCTCTTAAATCAGGATTCACCTCATTCTTTACAGGAGGAACACTTGAAAAGATTATTGTAGGAAGTATGGCCGTTAAAATGACCTCAGGCATTATTAGCGGTATTAATACAGCACAGACATTGTGGGCCGGTACTGGAGCAGTCACAGGAGCAGGTGCATTGACACTTGGCGGTATGGGGTTAAAAGGTATGATCGGTTCTACAGGTAATGCAGTGGTAAACGGCAGCGGAATCCTCGGAAAACTTGCTAGTTTAGGCTATATGATGGATGGAAGCGGTACAGTCATGCAGAATGTAGCGGGAACAGGTGGTATGCTAGGTGGCCAGGCCGCTATCATGGGCGGACTTACTGTAGCAGGAATTGCAGGCGGAGTTGCTGGTGGAGTTAATGCCATTGGTGATTTAACAAAAGCAGTACAGGCCCAGACAAAGAATGACCAGAAGTTATACGGAACTAGATCAGCAACAAAGGCTGGAATGGTTGGTACTGGTGCATTAATCGGCTCTGTATTCGGACCTGTGGGAACAGCTGTAGGGGCCGGAATTGGTGGACTTGCTACATTCCTCGCAGGAAACAAACTTGCAGATGCAATCTCAGGTGTTTCTAAATCTACAGAGGAAATGAATGCAGAGTTTGAAGAACTGGCTCAGAAGAATATCGCAAAGAGATTCGGAGAAGGAACACTCTCAGCAGAGCAGTTAGCCGAAAGAGTAAAAGAAATATTCGGAGCAGGTAGCATTGCCAGAGTAAACAAATTCAATAACAGTTTGAAAGACCTCTCTTCTATACAGGAGAATCTTGCAAATAACAAGTTTACTGTAGATTATGCACATGAACGTATCATGGCAGGAGAAAAGCTCTCTAAATCCGATATTGAGGGCTATAAAGCAGCATTACAAAGCTATGCAAGTGCTACTTCGGAAGTTCTGAAAGGAACAAAGAGCAACACAACATCTGCATATCAGCTCCTTTGGGGCAAAGATACAAAAGGATTGCAGAAAGCAACAAAGAGCATGAACAGCATGTATGGCAAGCTGGAAAAACAGCTCTCTGAACGTTCTACAAAGCTCAATGATGTAATTGCAAAAGCTTTTGAAGATGGCAAGATTACCATTGATGAAGAAAAGAAAATCAATGAAATCATCAAACAGATTGAAGAGATTGAAAAGAAAATAGAAGAAAGACTCCGTAAGAAAGAAGAAGCTAAGAATCAGGCTTCCTATGACCTTATCGGAATGAAATACAAAAACACAGACCTCTCAGCTGATTCATTCAAAGACTTGATGAAAGAACTGGATGAACAGAGCAAGACCACACAGAAAGCATACGATGATGCTTATATCGAAGCTTCAGCAGACCTGAAACTCCAGTTAGAAGTCGGGGAAATCGACCAGACAGAGTACGATAAGAAGATAAAAGAAGTAGAGAAGAAGTGGAGAGAGGGAAAAGCTATCACGGTTAAAAAGACCGTAAACGTGGCTTTTGAAGTCCTGAAAACGAACTATTCTAAAGAGTTCGCAGGCATTGAAAAAGCATTGAACGGTAGCTTGTACACCAGCGACCAGCTTACATCATTAAAAATTTCCACACTTAAAACTGGTCCAAGAGGTGAAGAAAAAGGATACAAGTGGGATAAGAATTCCACATTAAATCTTGAATCTCTGAAAGATTCATTCCTCAGTTCTGCAGGTATTGATGGTGCTGTACAGAAAGAAATGAAATCCGTGTACGAATCATTGAAACCACAGGAAGCTGATCTGAAGGAACTGAAAGAATCTTATGAAAAAGCAGGTGAAAAGGTTCCAAAATGGATTGAAGATTCTCTTGCAGACATTGAAAATATCAAACTCATGTCAGGAGATTCCGATTCCTTCTTTAAGCTCATTGGTGAAGAGATTGCTACTAAGGATAAGGACTATGCACAAAAACTCATCAAAGAAGCAGGTGAGGACCTTCCAAAAGCACTGAGAGAAGGATTGGAAAAAGGACTTGAAAATACCGAAGTCAATGCAACTGCAAAAGGAAATGTAGACGTTGATGCAAATGTTAAAACAGACAGTGCAGCGGAAAAGACAAAGAACGAAACAAAAGGTGCTCTTGGTAAAGACCAGACGGTACCTAAAACAGCGAACGTTCCAGTAACATCCAAGACAAGCGGAACTGAGTCAGCTGCAGAAAAAGCATATCAGGAATTAAAAACTCCACTTGACCGCAGATTTGGAATCAACATTGATGAAAACGGAAAAGTGCGAGTGAATGGTATTTCAATCAGCGGAGCGGCAGCAGCTATCTCTAGTGCATGGGAAACATTCAAAGGCTGGGTTAAGGATAAATTCAGTATCGGTGTATCCGTAACATCAAGTGTACGTGTGAACCAGCGAATGGGAGTGTCTAATAACAATAGCAGCAAAAAAACGAAAAAAGCGAATGGTGGTTATGTAGATAAAGCCATTACTGCATTAATCGGTGAAGCTGGTCCTGAAATGGTTATTCCACTCTCAGCTAACCGCAGACAGCGTGGTAAATCTCTATGGGAACAGGCCGGACGTGCAATGGGACTTCTGAATAGTGAAGTAATCCCTAACGCAAATGGCGGTCTCTATGGTGTTGGATCATCAAGACTCGGTGAAATGTTAAGCGGTGTGAATTCTGGTGGAAATACAGAGGTAACACAGAGAAGTGCTGGCGCTGGTTCTGTAAATGTAAACGTGGGTGGAGTTACTATCACCATCCAGTCTACAGGACAGGGAGTACAGCAGGATATCAATGCAAATGCAGATGCGATTGCAGGACAGATTGCAGAGATTTTACAAAAGGCATTCCAGAACATGCCTATTACAGTAGGAACAGCATAAGGGGGGATAACATGGTCATTACATTAACTGACGTTGGAACGAAAAAAGGTACATCCGATGATACTAAAATGTATTTCCCTGTTCCTCCTGAAAAAGTCATATACAGCACAGGCGCTTATTTTGAGGAATATACCATCATGAATAAGGGGCCTGTAAAAATACCGAATGGAGAGGATGTTACAGGAATTAAATGGGAGTCATTTTTCCCAGGAGCAAACCTGCAGTCCCTTCCGTTCGTAAGTACCACAAAAGTTAAAAAAGGTACTGTGACGAAGAAGAAGACTCCTACGGAAATGCATAATCAGCTGGAAGCATGGAAAAGCAAAGGTACGAAACTAAAACTGAATATCACAGGAACTCCATTCAGTTTTTATGTATATATCGACCAATACGAAGCAGTTTCTCAGGATGCACATGGCAGTATCTATTACTCGATAGAATTTGTGAAAGCAATTACTGTCAGTGTAAGCTCCGTAAAGGCCAAGAAAACAACAACTAAGAATAAGACTACTGGTACATCCAGAAGCACGAAAAAGACCACAAAGAAGCACACTATCAAAAAGGGTGATACTCTTTGGGGAATTTCAAAGAAATACTATAAGACAGGTACTAAATGGAAGACCATTTACAATGCCAACAAAACAACGATTGAAAATGCAGCTAAGAAGCGTGGGTATAAATCGTCAAACAACGGAAACCGCATCTGGCCGGGAACCGTATTGAAGATTCCATAAGATTTGCAGGAGGTAGGGGATATGGCATCGGCAGCATCTATGACAAATCCTATTTATACAGCAAATTTAATAAAAGCATCGGATGGAACAAAGTATGTACTGAAAGATGTACTTATCGACTTGAACGTGTCCCATTCAGAAAATGAGATTGCTGAGAAGGTAACTCTGAACCTTATGAATATAAAGGTGGGTACCAGCAAACTCAGCAGTCTTATTTCATTGAGGGATAAGCTCTATGTGTACGCAAACACAGGGAGCGGTGCAAAAGAGGTGTTCCGTGGAATCGTATGGGAGAAAGACGGACCAGAAGATGCAGGCTCCAAGGAAACAAGCATGGTATGCTACGACAAGCTTATCTACCTGATGAAATCGAAAGATAACCTTTTTGTGAAAAAAGGAAAGAAAACAAAGGATGTAATCACATCTATTGCAAAGAACTGGGGATTCAAAATCTCATTCAAGTATAAGAGCATTACCCATGGTAAGCTCGTATATCATTCTCAGTACATAGCGGATATCATTATCGATATTCTGGAAAAGGTAAAAAAGAGTACAGGAACCGATTATGTGATCCGCATGGACAAAGATGTAATTGTCATAGATTCCGTGGGTACCAATACCACAATCTATAAGATTGCGAAAAAGGAAAATGCGATTAAGACCAATTACAGACAGTCTATGGAAGACATGGTTACAAAGGTCAAGATTGTAAAGGCTGAGACCGTGAAAAAGAGCGGTAGCAGCTCTGAAACAGGTAAATACCTGACTGTTACCAGTGTTAAGAAGAATACGGATAAATACGGAACCTTGCAGGATATTGTGGTGAAAGAAAAGGACGAAAAGCTGTCTGAAGCAAAGAAAGAAGCTAATGAAATCCTGAAAGAACATGCCACACCAAAAATCGAAGCGGAAGCAGCTGCTATTGATAACCCATGGATCAAGAAAGGGGACAAGGTTCATATATCCGCTGGTGTCATGAACAACTATTACATAGTAAAAGGCATAGAACATGATGCTACAGAAAAGATAATGTACCTGGAGGTGAAGAAAGCATGAGCAATAGTACAAAGGGTGCATCAAAGCTTGCATTGGTTCTTCAGCAAAGGATGGGCATGGTGTTTTCCGGGAAATCCGGCATCGTTGCGGAACGAGGGGAAATATTAAAAGGAGGCAAGCTGAAACTCTATTCCCTTCCAGAGTTCGTCCTGGATCAGGGAGACTATTCTGTTTGTGCCACAGTTTACAATACCAGGGCATTAAAGACAGGAGACAGGGTTCTCGTTATCTGGACAAACGATAATGAGCCTGTTGTCATTGATAGAATGATAGAAGCAGATGCTATTTAGAGAGAGGGGCGGTGAAATCATGGCAGAAATAGAAAATCTATTCCCAGAAGATATAGATGATTTTATGGAAGATGAATTACTCGATGAAGAGGAAGAAGAGATTGTCGGATTTAAAGTATCGCCTTTTTTTGATGTGGATACTGGCGATTTCATGATGGATGGTTCAGGCAATATCATGACAGCGAATGAGATAGAAGCGTACATTCAATGGTGTACCGCTATCATTGCCACAGACAGAGGAAAAAGTGATTCCTATACATCTGATATCGGAATTGACTATGACGAAATATTCTCAGCAGTAGACAGAGAAGAAGCGGAAATGATTCTGGAAAGCGAGATATCCGAAGCTCTGGAATGTGATCCATACGGAAGAACAGAATTTGTTCAGAACGTAGAGTGCGAATGGGTAGGACCTGATGAAATCAATGTTGGTATTGAAATAGTCGCTCTTGATAATGAGCTGGTAACGTTTAATACAACAATCACAAGATAGAAAGGGGGAAGTTCATTATGGAAGATATGCAGATTCCTGCATTCCTGCAGAATAACGATGAAGACGATATACAGGAAGAAATGCTCGCTCTGATTCCTGATATATACGATAAGAGCGAGGGAAATCACTTTTATAACTTCACAATGCCTACAGCCATGATAGCAGCGCAGCTCAGGGGACAGAATATCCCGGAAGCAATCAAGCTTATATGGCCAAAATTCTCAAATAGCGAATTTCTGGATTTACATGCAGAAAGTAAATATCTGAAACGAAAAGAAGCGCAAGCTGCATCTGGGAAAATTACCATCACTGGTACCGCTGGCATTGTTATTCCGGCAGGCTATATCGTATCTACAGAAGGAAAGAACGATATCCCATCAAAGGATTATGAAACGATAGTTCCATGTACTATCAGCGAAGAAGGTACCGTAACGGTTGAAGCAGTTGCTGTAACACCAGGAGCGGACAGCAATACAGCTGCAGATACCATCATAGTAAATACATCTGCTTATGACGATGTGGAAAGCGTTACGAACGAATTCCCATTCATCGGTGGGATTGATGAAGAAGACGATGATAGCCTTTATGCGAGAATCCGTGAGTATGACCAGAATATCGGAAATCAGAACACAGGGAACCCATCCGACTATAAACGTTGGGCGGAATCCGTGGAAGGTACAGGAACAGCTAATGTGGCCAGAGCAAAGGATTCATCAGCTGTTGTTACCATCGTATTAACTGACGGAAATGGCGATCCGGCTAGTGAAGAATTGTGCGAAAAGGTGTATAATTACATTATGTCTCCAGAAGACGACCTCAAAAGACTTGCTCCATGCGGAGCGTACCTCACAGTAATTCCACCAGTAACGCAGACTCTCACAATTGCCGGAACATTAGAACTCACATCCGGCACAATCGAAAGCATAACAACAGTATTCGTTAAGAATTTAAAAGAATATTTTCAGGAAGCTATCGAGAACAAGAAAGTCCTCTATCACCGCATCTGCAATGTATTAGGGGATATCGAGGGAGTATACGATTTCTCAGGACTGACCGTAAATGGCGGAACAGCGAATATCGTACTTGATGATGGTGTATTCCCTTATATCACTGCTGATAATGTCACTTTTACCCTGGTAGAGTAGGGGGTACGATATGGCGAATAAGAATAGTGATTTAAGAGCAGAAATCCTGACGAATGAATTAGGAAATCAGATGCTCGATACCGTAGCACCGATATATAACAATTCAAAAGTCACGCTTTATCTGTTCCAGGCAATGGGAATAACTTTGGAGCAGATAACAAATTTCATGTCTCTTGATTTTGAGCATGAAGACAACTTTATCTCTCAGATATTCATTCAGACAGCTACATGGGGACTGAAATACTGGGAAGATGAGTACGGAGTGACACCTGATCCGTCATGGGATTATGAACAGAGAAGACAAAATCTTCTTACAAAAATACAATATACCGCACCAATTACCCCTCGTAAGATTGCAGACCGAATATCCTCATTAACAGGCATTCCAGCAACCGTAGATGAAGTTGATGGTACGAATGCCCTTGAAGTAATTCTCCATGAACTGAAACTCGATCATTTAGACGTGTACAAGACAGTTGACAGAATCACTCCTGCACATCTGATTTATACAATCAGAACAGAAGAGGAAGAAAATTCTGCACTGACAAGTTACTACAAAATCATGGTATCTGAAGCGGAAAACGTGGCTGTTATTGTAAAATACACGATTCTGACAGATGAAAATGATTACATACTGACGAATGAACTTGACGAAGTTCTGACGGTTTAGAAAGGAGGAATACTCATGAGCAATGAAATACGTAAAAGGCTGACGAGTGTAGACCACTCACATTCTTTTGATTCAGTTATCGTAAATGATGGTTCGAAGCTGAGACAAATCACAAAGAATGAGCTTGAAAAGATAATCAATATTGATGGAGTAGTGGAAGAAGTCTCTGGAACTTCTATTATTCTGAGAGATTCCGCAAAAGCTCCATTACGTGGGATGAAGTTGTTCGGGAAATCCGAACAGGTAAAAACAACAGGAAAAAACCTGATAAATGTAGCAGAAAAATTGCACATTTCTAATTTATATGGAATAGATGTTGATTTACCAGCAGGTACTTATAAGTTTAGTTTTTTAAGCGAATCTCACAATGGCGCAGAGATACCATATCTCAGATTTTATACAAATGCTGTATGGCTTGCTTTTGATAAGAATGCAGGTGAACAGACAGTCGTTCTTTCGGAAGATGAAACAAAAGTTTATATATACACCAACGGAATGAGTGCTAGTAACAGTGATGGAGTACAGGCTACTTTCAGGCAGATTATGATAAGTCGTACTGGTGGTGAATACGAACCTTACTCAGGCGGTGTAGCATCACCAAGTCCAGAATGGACGCAGGAAATCGTCAGTCATGGAGATAAGGGAAATATAGCATTAAACCTGTATGGTAAAAACTTTTTAAAAGAAAATGCTATTCCTAAAAAACAAACTGTAAATGGCATTACATGTGAATACGAGGGCAATGGAATTTTTCATATTTACGGAACACATACAGGAACCGTTCAGGGAATGCAGGTATCTACAACACCCCTCAATATACCAATAAATCCAGATGATTATTACACCATGTCAACTTTATTGATATCAGGAGAAATCCCGGTTAATTTCCATCCATATTTAGGTTGTGGATCTGATGAGGTGAGTATAAAGAACTGGTTTTCTTGTTTTCTTTCTCCAGACGTAAAGCCAGGAACTATTATTAAAAGTACAGCGAGAGCAAAAGATGCATTATCTGATGCTAATAAGATGGCAAGATTCTGGATTTATAGCTATAACAATGACCTAACGAATTACACCATGGATGCAAGAATTCAGGTATGGATAGAGCGAGGAAAGGAATCCACAAAGTATGAGTCTCCTTCTTTACAAGAAATAGCTGTTTCCACACCAAATGGACTGCCTGGAATCAAAGTAGATTCTGGAGGAAACCATGTGGATGCCGATGGTCAGCAGTGGATTTGCGATGAAATTGATCTGGAACGTGGTGTGTACGTGCAAAGAATCGGAAACAAGGTGTTTGATGGCTCTTCAGATGAAATCTGGTATGACGAACTTGTGCTTGATAAAACAACCATGTTCAGAATTGGAATTCATGATTCTGTTAATGTTGGTAATGTTGTAGGAAAAGATTATATCTGTTCACATTTCAAAGTAGTAAATATGTACAATTCAGATATAGAAGGAACGCAACACACGATGCAGCAATTCTATTTCCGACTGAATAAAACAGTGCTGGAATCAGAAGATTTGAGTGGATTTAGAAAGTGGCTTGCAAGTTCCCCAATGTCTGTTAATTATGTTCTCAAAGAACCAATCGAAACCCCTCTGACAGATGAAGAACTGGCAGCATACATAGCGGCAACCACAAACCATCTGCAC